CTTTAGGAGCAAATCAAGCCACTAATTATTTAGCAAACAATCCTGATTTAGCTAAATATTTTAATGAGAACATAGCAGGAACACCAGAAGAAGCTAACTATGTAGGTCAAGGAGGTAATCAAAGTTCTTTTCTTGGCTTTGCTTCAGCACATTATGACATGGCAGGGGCTGCTGAAATTCAAGCAGGAACCAGACCTGCTGGTAGTTTGAATCCTACTGTTACTCCTACTGCTGGTGGTGGAACTACTGGTGGTGGAACTACTGGTGGTGGAACTACTACATTTAATTTAGCTGATATACCTCCTCCAGATCTTACCCCTGTAACTAGTCGTATAGGTACTCCAGGAACAGGACAAGCTGCTACTTTAATGGGTCAGACAGCAGGATTAGCTGCAGGTCAGCAAGGTATAAGAGATGTTGTAGATCCTTTAGGTGAGCAAGTAACTGGTCTTGAAACTAGCATAGGAACTGCTGCTGAAGGTCAAGCTCCTACTCTAATGGGTCAAACAGCAGGGTTAGCTACAGGTCAAGCAGGTATACAGGCAGGTATTGGAACTGCTGGTGAAGGTCAAACAGATCTATTTGCAGGACAGGCAGGTATACAAGCAGGTATTGGTCAGGCAGGAGAAGGTCAGACAGATCTATTTGCAGGTCAAGCAGGATTAGCAGGAGGCCAAGCTACTCTATCTGAAAACCAAGCTACATTACAGGCAGGTCAAACAGGACTAGGTGAACAGATAGGTGCTTTAGGTACTGCTGCTGTAACAAACGAGCAAGGCGAAGTTACTCAACAACCCACTGGATTGTTTGCAGGACAGGCTGGATTAATGTCAGGTCAGACAGGACTAACACAAGATATATCAGGATTAGGTAGAGAATTAAGTGATGTTAGTGCCGACATTGGTGGTCAATTAACAGGTTTGGGAGGACAACTAGGTGCTTTCCGTAGTGGAGTAGAACAGTATCAAAGAGGAGCTACAACGCAACGAGGTGATATACAAGGCACTCAAAGAGCAGGACAAGCTAACTTACTAGCACAGATACAAGGTGTAGGTCAACAGGCTAATCGTGCTGCTGAAGCGATAGCACAACAAAGACAGATGCAAACTCAAACACAACAACCAGCAGTGCAACAACAGGTTGAACAGTTTGTTAGATCTGCACCAAGAGCTACTCCAAGCAATCAGCAAGTAGGTCCAATGGGTCC